TCGGCTGCATGGTGAAAATCAACGACAAGTACGTTCCGCGTAGTGAACTGAGGGTAGTGCAATGAGCGAATTACCGAAACGCGAAATACCCACCCTGATCTATCGTGTTGACGGCACCTGCGAGGAGGCGGTGACCCCACAGTGGGAGGACGGTAAGGACTTTGACAGGCTACAGTTCGCCCTCAGGGCGTTCTTTGAGCCTCGCCACTACGAGCATGTCAACATCCTGCACCCTGACAGCGAGACCGAGTACGTGGACATGTTCGTTGACGAGGTCGGGGCGCTCACCGGCCTGCCGATTAACGAAGAGGCAACGCGCCTGTACCAGCGCAATGCGATCATCCACCAAGGCGCCAAAGCCGAAGAGCTTAATAAGATCTACGGCCCGGCCATTGTGATCCTCGAGAAGGTCTGGCAGTAATGGAGGAGGGGGCCGCGAGGCCCCCTTTCTTATATGAGAGTACTACTTATCTGCGGCGGTCCAGGCTGCCCGTGGCGCTTCTGGCTGACAAACGGCTTCCACCGCTGCCCCATCTGCAACAGACCGCTGGACGACGTCAAGCACCCGCGCGAGCAAGCTCACAGTACGACTTCACAGTAGCGATGTCGCCAGCCTGAATGGGAGGCTTCCCACGGTTGGCCAGATCCATAGCCACGACATCAAACACTGCGTTGATATCAGCATCCGGGGCAAGCGTCACCCTGTGGTTCTCAGAGCTGATAACCACGCCGTCTTTTAGAACCTGATGGTTGAATAGGGCTGAGACAAAGCCACTGTTCAGCTCGTCCACTGTCACAGAGTTTAGTACAGTTTTTTCTTCAAACATATTATGTTGCTCCGTATTGAGCCGCCAGCCTAACGACGGAAGTTGAGGTGAAGTGGGCGTCGGTCAGGGCAGTCTGCGCCGTGGCAGAACAGTGGAACAGAGGCAAGCTAGTGGCGGAGATGGTGCCGTGAATTGGAGGAGTAAGACCAGCGAATGCGGCGTATCCAGACGCGTATACAGGAGCTTGACCTTGCACGGTGTTGGAGAACGGCAGTCCATCCAATTGGCAAACCCCAGTGGCTGATCCCTTAGCTGATACGTTGATGGTTATTTGTATCCACACATGTCTGCCGACTTTGACGTACGCACCAGTAAGGGAGCTGAATGTCCATCCTGTAGAGGCGCCGCCGAAGGTGATAGTTGGAGTGAAAGTACCCTCTTCGTAATCATCTAAGACGTTAGCGCCAACAGATGGGTTAGCCGTGGCTGGGAAGAGGATCTGGCCAGCGCCGAGCGTCAGCACACCGGCGTTGTCAATAGTGACTTGGCCACCGCCGTCAGCTACTCCCTTAGGCCGAAGTAGGATGTTCCCAGTGCCGCCTGTCTGACCGTTACCAATAACGACGTTAGTGCCAGTCCCGGCGAGGTTGGTGGCAAAGTTGATTCCACCGCCAACAGTCATGAAGGAGTTAGTAGTCAGCACACCGGCGCTATCAATAGTTACCTGACCGGTAGTGCTGCCAGCGCCATTAGGGCGTAGTACCACGATCCCAGCGCCAGTCGTGCAGAGGCCGACGGAAGTAGTGCTGGAGATGAAGTTAGCACTGGAGGTGACGCTAGAGCCGGAAGCAATGGCGCCGGTAGTGGTGAGCGCTCCGCCCACCGCCATGTTACCAGATGGAGAGATAGTAGTCTGACCAGTGGTGTCACTGAGACCATTGGGCCGCAGCGAGATGGTGCCAGACAGGCCGGTAGACATAGTAAGAGTCAGGGCGGCAGTGCTAGACGCGAAGATGCCGGACGACACCACGCTGCCAGCGAAGGAGCCAGAGCCACTAGCGATAACAGCGCCGCTCGCCCCAACAGAGAGTTGACCAGTAACATCAGTTGCACCATTGGGGCGGAGGTAGATCGAGCCACCGGAGCCAGTGCTGGCCCCGACAGACAGAGCAGCCTGGACGCCGCTGCTAATGAGGTTGTTAAGGAACGTGATGGAGTTCTTAGTGGTAAGCGCTCCTGCGTTACCAATAGTGACCTCACCATCTGAGTCAGCGATGCCCTGTGGTCGTAGAATGATGGTCCCGGTACTGTCATTCGCTCCGTTGCCGATGACCGTGTTGGCACCGCTGCTGACGAGGTTAGTATTGTAAGTGATCTGCCCAGCGGCGTTGATTGCGCCTCCAGCACTGATAGATACCTGACCAACTGTGGATGCCACGCCATTAGGGCGAAGTAGGATGTTCCCAGCCGTACCATCGTTGGCGATAGTGGTGTTGGTGGAGCCTGAGATGAAGCCGCCCGGCATAGCAGTGATGTTGCCAGTAGTAGTCAGGGCTCCAGGGAAGGTGGCCGGGCTGGCAATGGACAGGGTTGGAGCACCAGCCACGCCATCAGCATTGGTGACAACAATCTGGTTGGCCGTACCAGCGATAATCCTGGACGCGTTGAGGTTAGCACGAGCAGCGACCGCCGTAGCTCCTCCAGTGCCACCGTTAGGAATTGACAGGGGGCTGGTGAGAGTGCCCAGCGTGACGTTATTAAGCGTCTTGTTGGCTAGGTTGACCGTGGCAGTGGAGCCGTCGGTCGACAGACTCTGAGTCAGCGCCGTAGCGATGTCCTGCAGAGTGGTATTGGCCCAGGAGGAGGTGATAGTCGTACCCGGGATGACCGGGTTGCCTCCAGGCAGGGTGTAGACACTGCTCGCATTCCTGGGCATGGTTAATCCTCCTCACTTATACGAGTAAGCTCACCTGCTCCAGCTCCGCCCACACCAGCGCCTCTAAGAGCATCAAGCATTTTGCGGCGAATGGACTCTTCCATGCCGTACTTCTTAACCTTTGGCGTACCTGTGAGGAGCGCCCGTATCAGCTCAGCACGACCAAGCGGCAAGCCGCTATGGATGGGAGCATTCTCGGCTATTACACCAGAAAGCTGATCCAACCACTCCCTCTCCTGTTTAGAGAGTAGAGCTTCGTTCGTAGTCCCACCTGACAATTTCCTAGCGCGCACGGTGGGGCCGCTGCCAGTAAGCATAGAATGTCCTAGCATAGCGCGCAAGTCGTCTTTAGCACCCGGCACTCTGCCCATAAGATCATTAAGAGCCATGCCGCTATCGCGCTGGAAGAGCTCTCTTTTGATAGCCTTTTCGTCGCCAGCAGCGATCATCTTACCAATAGATTTCTTCTTATCAGTAAGGGGAAGAACTTCGTTCTTATAGCCAACATCTATTTCATCCAGCTTGCGCAGTCTATCAGCTAGGGATGGATCGTTGGCTGCCCATTCGTCTAAGTCGCCGCGCATAGCCTGCTCAGCTTCCTTAATCTGATCTGCCTGATCAATCTTACCTACACGGCGGAATTCACGCTCTTTGGCGCGCAGACTGCGAATAGAATCACGCACCTCTACCAGCGTAGTTTGATCAGGTACTCGTGTAGTCTCACCACTTGGCAGCGTCTTCTGCTTAGTCGTGGCTTTACGCAGACCAGAGACTGTATTAGCAGTCTTAGGATCCAATGCTTTGAGGACGCGGTTACTCATCTTACCGCTCATCTTCTTCAACGCATTAGCTGTTTCAGTCATTTGCACTGGAGGCAGCCCGAGAGACTCTTCTCCTTCTGTATACAGAGTTCTATACTTATCCTTAGCTTGGGAGGCGGCGCCCCTCAGTTTGTTCAAAAGAGACTGGTTAGCCGCCGTAGCTCCCTCTATGTTGCTAGCTCCAAGCTGCTTACCAATGAAGTCCTTCATGGCCTCTATTGGAGTGCCTACCACGTCTCTTAGCTTATTAGTGGCAGCGCCTACCCCGGCCATAGCCGGAGCAGCGGCACCGCCGAGCGCAGCACCAAGTCCAATATTCGCCGCCCCGTACCCAGCCTCCTGCTCACCAGTTGTTAGAGGTTGTACAGCTCCACCAGCAGCTCCACCAGCAGCTCCACCAAGAATACGTCCTAGCAGACCAGCTCCTGCGCTGGCCACTCCTCCTGCGGCTGTTGGGAGAGACTGCCCTATTGCACGCCCGATCCCTCCTCCAACCCCGTAAATATCATCTGGACGATTTTGCTCCCACTGTTTGCGCTTACCAGCCTCTTCTTCCTGCAGCTTATTAAATTCCTCTTCGTCGCCCGATAGCTGGTTGAACAACTGGCGAGCGCCGCGTCCTACGGTGGACAGCCCTTCCTCCACACCATAACTAAGAGGGTTCCTGGTAGGACTGCCCATGCCACTGACTGTAGGCAGATCAGCTATGCTCTTAGGAGGGGTGGCCCCGTCAGCCGGTGGCTGCGGCATCGGCGCCCCACCCGCAGCTGGAGGAGGAGAGGGCGCTCCTACACTTTGCTCAGCCGGCGGAGGCTGAGTGACTGGCGGGGCCATACTCTTCTGTTGACTAGTTATGTAGTCATTAGCCACCTGCTGGATCTGCTCCTGAGTAGCCCCTTCCGGTGCCGTTATCTTGATAACTTTTCCATCAGGTGACTTAATTTTGATGACTGGCATCTCATTCCACCTCTATGCTCCATCCTTGTGGAGCTTGGTAGCCACCTGGAGCAGCCTTCGGATTGGCAGTTTCATATGCTTCCCTGTAGAAGTTTCTAGGTGTTGGATCACGGAAGTAAGACCCATCAGAGTAGGATTGGCGGCGCAGCTTGATGGCTTCGTTAGTAGAATTCTGCCATTGGTGGATGCGATTAAGCATCTGAACAGCAGCCTCTTTGCTGTTGTAAACGGACGGAAGGTCTGCTCTCATACGCTGCAATTCTTCATTGGAGTCGTTGCCACCCAGCTGACTCATGCGGTCCAGCACGGTGGACATGAGGTAGCTTTCCAGCTGCTTTACAGCGTTATTCTTCATGCGCTCGCCTAACAACTCGCCAACACCACCGCCCTTCTCAGCTGCCAGCTTAGCAGCCGCCTGTTTGTTCCAATCTTGATCACTAATCTTGCTGATATCAGCCATCATAGGCTCAAACCTGGAAAGCTGAGACTCACTAGTCTGCAATTTATCGTCAATGGCACGCATCTCCTTACCGCGGATTTGCAATTCACCAGGAGTAAGATCATTGACGTAATTAACTTTGCCATCTGGCCCCTTGGCACCCATACCGGCGCCGTTCTTACTAGAAGCTCGAATACGAGCAGCTTCCAGAGTAGCATCACGGTTAGCTGCTGCACGAGCATCAGCAGCTCCCTGTTGCATACCAAGTTTCTTGAGCTCAAATCCCTGCTCTTCGTTAATTTTCTCGGCGGCTTTTTGTTGAGCACCCAAGATCATCCCCTTAGCCTCGTCCTCTTTCATGCCATAGCGCTGAGCTATCTGCCTAACCACCGCCGGATTATTTCCGTCCAGCTTTTCAAGCGTTTGGAGGAGACCAGCAATGGCGTCCGGCTTCTTAGGCTCGAGATACTTGGCCAGAGCCTTATCAGCGCCGGGCACGCCGTACTGAGCGGCTTGATAGAGTTTCAAAGCCTGCGGATCACCTTGAAGAGTCTCAATGGCGTAGGCTTTACTCACAGCCTCGTTATTAGCCTTAGCCTCTTCGTACTTCTTGGCAGACCTAGCCCCCATGAAAGTATTGACAGCATTCTGCAGGATGCCGCCGTAATTGACTGGGGTGGGAGCTGGAACCCCACCGTAATTACCCGGAGTCTGCACCGTGGCTGGCTGGACATTCTGCTGCTGACCTTGCCAGAATTCCGCCTTGTTCTTCAAGGACGAAAGAGTAGCATCCTCTTCGTTCTTCTTGCGCAGCATGTCAACAATACTAGCCATAGCTCACCTCAGAACAACTTTAGCCGGAAGAGGTTCTTAACAGAATCCTTTGTATTCTTCCAAGCCCCGCCAAAATCTCCGCTCATAGCTTGTAAAATTCCCTTACCGCCCTGCTCCAATGCTCCCCCGCCAGTTTTTCTAATGCCAATTTTCTCCATGATATTGCTGCCAGCACGTCCCTTCATAGTATCCTTAAACGAGCTGACCCCTGTCTTATCCAAAGCAGCAATGATTGCTGCTGGCCATGCGACAGCACCAGCACCACTCATCATACCACCTAACCCACCTGCTCCACCAAAACCGCTTAGAGCAGATCCACCGGACCCGGCGCCGCCGAAGCCCATGCTGGAAGCTGTTGGCAGGCTAGCAGGACCCATGCCCATCCCAGCACCCATATTAGTCGCGCCCATGTTGGCCAGTGTGCCCGTGGTTTGGCTACCAAGCATGGAGCCACTACCTTGTAGACCAGTATTGCCCATCAGGCTTTGCCAGCCAGACTTAGCAGCCTGCCCCATCTTGTTATACAGTCTGCCGTTGGACATCTTATTGGCGTTGTTCAGCCCTTGCAAGATGTCTTGTCCACCAGCCTGCTGTTGCTGTTGACCAGAGTAGTCCCCGGCCTGCGGAGCGCTAGTGAGGCCTCCAATATTGGGAGTACCCTGGAAGGAGGGAGCCCCGCCCATTTGGGACTGACTCTGCAGCTCGTTACGGCGGCGGAGCTCTTTTATGAGTGACTGAATGTCATTGGCCATTATTTACCTCCAAGGAAGCTAGAACCAAGTTGAGTTCCCGCGCTGAGCAGGCCTCCCTTCTTGTTCTGGCCAGCATTGTATCCACCCATCTTAGCAGCATACTGAGCGTTGGCTGCGCCCATCATGTCAGCGGGGCTGTAGCCTGTCGCTGTACCAAAGCCCTGGAACTGAGTACTTGGGATGGATCCAGGTATAGCTGAAGCCATCCCAAGATAATTGCTCATATCCTGGAACTGCTGATTGCGGTTGGAGAGAGCCTGACCATAGTTCTGAGCTTGAGCCTTCAGCATAGCCTCATAGTTGGCACGCTGATTCTCTGCTGCTCCCTGCTGACGCTGGAACTGGTTCTGAATCTGCTGCTCGCCAAACTGCCAGTTGGCTCTATTATTAGTGTCGATACCGAGCCTGTTAGCCAGATTCTGCTGGTTCATCTGGTTACCGAACTGAGCATTGGCCCGATTGCTTTCTATTCCTGCCAGAGCATTCTGGTAATTTTGCTGCTGCATCTGGTTCTGCATACCAGCCAGACCCATATTTCCCTGCTGACGGGCAAGCTGGTTCTCAAATCCAGCTTGGTTCATGCCAAACTGCTGATTGGCCAGAGCGGCGTTCTGGGCTTGATTGTTAGCCAGATTCTGGTAGTTCTGTTGATTCATGCCCTGCTGGGCTGCTGCCATCCCCAAGTTCGCCTGCTGACGAGACAACTCGTTCTGATAATCCTGCTGGTTCATTCCTTGTTGGAATTGGGCGTTCTGTAGGTTAGTCGCCTGTTGGCCCTGCATCTGGCCAAAGCGTTGCTGATTACCAGCAAGTCTAGCACCATAGATATCACGGGCTTCTTGACCACCCGCAAGAGTAGCGTTCTGCGCAGCGAGGAGATTAGCGTCATTTTGGCTAGTCCTCAGGTTAGTCATAGCCCTGTCAAAAGCCGCCGTGCCCGGTTGGAGCCCTTGCTGGCGAAGTTGGGTCGTAAGAGCATCCGTCTCTCGCTGTTGTTCAACCCTTCCTCTATCCATGACTGAACCATACAGCGCGTCCGCCACGGACTTGCCAGCATTTGGATCGTATTGGGGAACCTCACCGGGCACGTTGGAGCCAATGCCAGTCAGGCCGTAGTTCTTCATATTTACGCTAGTGTCGGTGTTTGGGCCAATCTGATTGACACCGTAATTGCCGAGATTGACGCCAGTATTAGCCTGACCAGAGGTCAGCGGGCTGGCTCCCCAATTACCAAGATTGACACCGGTATTAGTCGCGCCCTGACCAATGGAGTTAGCTCCCCACTGACCAAGGTTGACACCAGTATTGGCCTCGCCTTGCCCCACACCACGGACGCCGTAGTTCTGCATATTGACGCCAGTGTTGTAGTACCCAGGATCAACCCCACGCACACCGTAGGAGCCTGGATTTTGACTACCGGCGGCCCCAATCCCCTGCAACATGCTGTTGGAAGGAGCCTGACTATACTGAGCCTGACCAAAGATAGGGATGTTGCTGAAGCTGTTCCTCCAGTTGTAATCCATGAGCGAGGAGGCCTGCCCGCGCATGTAGTCTCCCATGTTCAGCCATTCATTCATCCTGGCTTGGTTATTGGGGGACCATGAGGTGTTCTGTGACCACGCTCCGTTAGGACCTTGAGTCCAACCGATGGTATTGCCGTAGACGTCACTCTGATTAGGCCGGTTGGCGTTAGTCAGCATCTGGGCAATTTCTTTGTTCTCCTGACCAGTTTGCTGAGCAATGGCAGAGTAATCTGGCGCTGCCGGAGCTTTGGACTTCTTGCCACCCATCTCTATGCCCTCGCTACCTTATCCGCCATTTTGGCCCATCGGCGGGAGTTAAGCACTCTGCACTGGTCTCTGGTCATGGTATACACGAGTAGATCAGAGCCTTCCTCGTAGTACCCTTGGATCCTAGCCTCCAGCACGAAACCGAAGTGCTCGTCTAGCTTTATCGCATCGTAATTAAACGAGTTAACCTGTCCAATAATCTTGTACACACCAAGCCTATTGAATGGATAGTCAAAGATCGCAGCCATCCACTCACGGCTAGGACGCCTTTCAGCATCGCACCATATGTGCGCGTGGACCGTAGCGCTATTATAACTGTCGTAAATAACCCCCGCCACCGGATAGCCTGTTTTGCTATCAATGCAAACGATGCACTGAGCAACAGGGCTAGGACAATAAGCGAGAGCATTAGATAGGAACTGAAGATAGTACCTGTCTGTCGTAATGACTGTAGACATACGCACCTCATATCGAATTAGCTGGGTCGTAAACCCAGTCCACCGAGACGAATTCTGTTTCTATATTAGACGATGTGCGCATGACAAGGCTGGCACAATACCCCAGCCCCTCCACGCCCATCCATTGCATCTGTACATCCTTTTCTGGTGACCACACAGCTGTGTCCCAAACCGCAACATCCCACAAATCGTCCGATGGTGGGTTTGGAGGAGGGACCGGGGCCACGAACACACCACTCGGCGCAAAGTCTACGCTGATCTTAGCGACTACGCCGGGGTGATACTTAGCCACGAACATTGGCCGGATGAGGTTGAAGTGCTTGTCAACTCCGCGCTGGCCGAAATAGTTGTACGCCTGCTTGACATCAGAGATAATTATAGACCCGCCAGACCCGTCGCTGTTAATCTGATCCATGTGATCGTCGCCAGTAACAATCCACACATTTCCGGACGTGTCAGAGAAGTAGATTCTATGGTGGCACTGTACCATTGTCAACAGGGGGTAGTCGAAAGAGCACCATCTCCCCGTAACTGTGTTCATAACATACTGAACAGCTGGAAGACCTGAGATGGATGGGAAGTTAATAAACAACATCTGGAACGGCGAGACGTTATACATCTCCCACTGCGGAGCGTAGTTAAGTTTACGAAGCATAGAGCTTAGGGTCTTGCTGATGTTACGGGTCAGAGTATCCTGGTTGCTGGTTAGAGCTTGAGTACCTCCCACAATACTGCTGACAGTAACCGCTCCAGCTGTGGTGAGCAAGACCACATCCCCGCCAAAGTCAACAACAGAGCGATTGCCAAGAAAAGAGCCGACGTAGTAAACAGAACTAAGATTGAAAGTGGTGGCGTTGTCAGGATCGTTCCCTTGGTAGAAAGCGATCTCACCTTTGCTAGAAAGGAACATAATGATATCATCTAGGCCGTCTCCTCCGTCCAGGGACCAGGAGAATATGGTCTCTAGGAAGCCACCCTTCATGAACACACTGCCAAGATAGAAAGGCTTAGCGTCCCCTCCAGTCGCATCGGTGGGGAGATACCACGCAGTCATGGAGTTTTCTTCAACAAACCAGAGGCGTTTCTTAAAAGCGTGGACGTAGTTAAGCCGCTCGCTATCCACCCCTCTAATCTCGTTGGGGGCAGCTGGAGTGGTTAAAACAGTGACGTACTCCACCCAAGTGGTGCCGTTGTAGAGCTTACCCTTGTCCTGACCATTGACAACTACCAGATAGTTGCCTGACACGTTCGCGTAGTTGGTATAACTGACTCTACCAAACGTGAGCGGAGTTTGTATAGCGCCTGGAGCGCCTGACACATTGATGTTGTAGATACCCTGATTTGTAGCAGCAAAGAGGGTGTCCATGTTGGTCGGGCCAGCATAGCACATCAAAGTCTGTACATTGGAGGCGAAGCCTGTAGTCCACTTCTTATATCCTGGGCGGACTGATAGCGAGCTCTGGCCAGGGAACCAGTTGAGACACACCAGCGCAAACGATGGGTCCATAGCAGCTATGGAATCTAGGTCATTCAGCCCATTGGTAGGAGCTTGGAATGTCTCTATACTGCTGACCCGCTGTTTGGGAGCACCAAGCATTTAGACCTCCCAGGAGCCATCCGGAATATTGTTGCCGTCAATATAATGGATGCCGTTGTTGCGGCCCAAATGGATTATAGGAGCTCCTTGGTTCTGCCCCATCTCTGTTTGCAGGATGTGCCTGAACTCCATGGCGAGAGTGGTGGTATCAAATCCCTTAATGTCCCAGAGACGCTTCTTGATAGCTGCTACCATTAGACCGCGGTCAAACAACGGTACGTCTAATGGATTGCTGACCGTGTCCTTCAACAGCATGGGGTCGACGCCATCCTGAACCCAATTCTTGCTGATGTATGTCAGAGCGAAGACTGCCCCGATGCCCGGCGTAGGCCAGACAACGAACTTATCATGGAGGATGCGATAGCGGTAGTAGATGCCAGTGCTGACGATGCCGTACTTAGTCCACCCCCATTGTTGGGCGTTGAGGGGTCCAGAAACCGGTCGCTCATCGTTAGCGGCCCACACGGTCTGGTTGACCACCCGCCCAAAGTCTGCCGGCAGATCAAACTCACTCTGTACCCCGTCGCCGGTATACTCCTGTTGAAACTGGAGGAACTGCCAGTCGTGGACCTTAACGCAGTCGTCGCCGAGGGCGTTAAGGAGGGAGAGCATCTGGGTTGTTGTCTGCCCTTGGATAGATGAACCAATTGTAGAGGAGGGCAACCCCAGCTCAGCGTGTGCCCGATCTACTATCTGCTGCGCTGTAGCCAAGATTGCCATACTGCCTCCTAGAAAGTAACCCTCCAGCCAGAGGTGCGGTGACTAGAGGGCTGAGACATACGCCTCAATCCTTCTTGGTTTTCAACTCATTGATGATCCTGGTTTGATCCTTTACAGCTTCCGTGAGAGATGCAATCTGGTTTTTGAGGTCCTCGTTCTCCTTCTCCAGCTTGGTAAATCTTGCAGAATCCTTAGACACTTCCAGGTATTTGCGCGCTTTTTCCCGCAGTGTCATCAGCCCTGGAATTCTGGCGCAAACGGTGTCAGCCACTTCCGCCAGTTGCTCAAGAGATCTGATGCCGTTGTACGACAGTTCAGCCACTTGGCCTTTCGTAATCCAGATCACCTCACAAAGAGGTGTGCCGTCTACAAAATCTCCCACACCAGCCTTGAACGCACGATAGGCTCCGGGGAACCGCTGCCTGTCAGCATCGGACGCGGGCCGTCTTACGATATTGTTCAAGTTGCCGGGCGCCATGATCTCAACATACTCCATTTCCCTGAAGATCGGTCTGCCCTCCCGGGCACTGGCAGCTTCGTCCTCGCGAGCATGAACGTAAAACCGGGCGATGACTTTGTTGTCGCCAGCTTCCCGGTGTTCAAACACTCTTACATCTTCCTCGTATGTACCAGTCATCTCGCACCTCTCAAAGATCTATTAAGCCACTGCTGCGGAGGCAGTTGTGCTGCTACCGAAGACAGATTGGCCAGTTGTCATGTCAGCGTTGGCTCTGTTCACAAAGCCGGTTTCAATGACTCCGCCCACTACTACGGCACCGGCGGCAGTCACCATCTTAACGCCGAAGCCAGTAAACGCAGGACCAGCTCCTGCGTCCCGGCTTCCTCCGTTCCCGAAACCCAGCAGGGGCTGAGCGTTGTACGGGACAGAAGACGCATATTTCTGGCTTGGGGGAGTTCCGTTGGAACTGTTGCCATCCACCAGAACTGTCTTGCCTCCACCAATGCAGGTGAGAATAGCGGTGGAGGCCGCGTTGCCATTGGGGAGAGTCACGCCGGGGGTGTAATCATCGTTGTAGCCAGCAGCCTTGATAGCTGGGACGCCGACGCCGATGATAGGCACTGACCCGAAGCCAATACCAGTATTCAGGCCTCCAGTAGAGAAGTTGTTAGGATCCTTCGCCTTAGCGAAAGTAGTCGGGTTGATGACAACCGCGTCAAACGGGGAACCTTTCGGCCCGCTGAACGGATTCATGAGCACAAACTTCCCAGTCGCCGGGTTTGCAGCCGGAGACAGGGGAGATCCCATATTCAATGCAGGCA